GTTTTTATATCTAATTCGGCCTGTTGCTCATGAGTATAATAACGTTTTACTTTTTTAGAACTAACAAATGATGTTGGCGTCTTAAATAGATGATAATTCTTAAGGGCCGCCTTGATAAGATATCTATTATCAGTAAGCATTACTGTATCTGAATCGTAATCTGCCCCAGATAGTCTTTGTAATACATTTTCCCCAATTGAATTCAAACAAATAATTTCATTTGTTAAATTCATATATTTATCAATCTCAGAATTTTCTGTATTATATGGGAGCCAGATATTACCGATTGTAACGTGTGGGCTTCGACTAGCCAACAACATTTTATTGTATTCGAATCTTGTACTATGGATGTTTCCGAGTCCAATTTGGCTTTCGCCCTGGAAAGTGCCAATTGACTGCTGCAGCATTTCGATTGGATTTCCAAGTAAAGTAGAATAATTGCCATTTACATATACATGTCCATTTTTTAGATTCTTATAATAGGATCTGAGCAAATCAACTAAAAAATCATGATAATATTTCGTATTCGCAAAATCATCGTTAATACAAAGTAGATTGTACACAATATCATTTTTGCTAGAAATTTGCTGAGTCATTGGGGATAATTCATCAATATCAGGATATTTAATGAAATGACGGACAACCTCTGGTTTATCTCTAAGCATCTGGGCAAAATCCAAGGATTCTTGTAGAAATTCACGAACTTCGTCTTGAGACATTTGAAGAGTATTGAGCAACTGGTAATGAGTTTGTACCAGACGTCCACCAAAGAAATGAGTTTTCTTATCATGTTTTACAACACCGAAATTTGGATATAAATAATCAAGCCATTCATCCAAAGTGCTAAATTTAAGATACTTGATACTGCTAGGAGTAGTAATTAGCTTCACATCTTCGATGCTAGTCGCCCTTGTATATCCATTTAACTGTGATATCTCTGTGATATTATGATCTTTAAACCACTGCTGTATATTACAGTTGAAACAACAGGACTTAAACATCAGATTTCGCAGTAAAAGCATACCATATTCAGAGTAATCTCCGAATAAAGAAATATCCATTAATGATTCTCCATCCCAAATGGAATTTTTGATTTTACAATTTTTCTCTGATGTTACAAGACTCCCATCTTCATCATGCGTTTCAATGACATCTTCATTAAAAACACTTTCATAATCATCAATAACCAAAATATTTTCTGGACGAATAGGAATCGTATCAATAATACTACTTGATGGAAGAGCAATATATCCTTCATATGCAGCCAAATCAATAGGCTGACCATATTCTAATTTAATTCCACCAGAACTGAAACGAATAATTGGTTCAAACAAATCTTTATTGATAAACAAGCATTTTCCTACACGAGCAGAACCAGTTGAGCGTTTCATCCTGCAATAATTCACTGAATTGCATACAAATCCATTTTTATATAAATCCGTTCTTAATTCTGCATTTGTTTTGAGAGTTTTAAATTCCTTTGCTTTATAATAGCAAGAATTCTCTTGATTTACGCTAAAATAAGAGGGAATATCTGGGTCGAAAGATTTTACTTTTTCGTTTAATTTAATGCCTACGACCTCTCCAGAATCGTTTTTTGATATACAATTATCAAATTGAAGATCTCTATAATCATATCCAAATTTAACAAATGTATTTTTGTTCATCTGATTCCAGTCTTTAACAGAATATTTAAACGTTAAATTGATAACCTGTGTAGAATATAAATGCTTTTTAATTCTGAACATAAAATCTTTTTTTCTATATTTTCTATAATAGATTTCCAATAATTCTATAAGGTCTAAACTGTAATCTAGTGTATTAATAAATTTACGAAGATTATATGTACCATCCTTTAATTTTAAATTATAACCATCCGGATTGTCTTTAATATAATGAGAAGATAAATAAATATCTTTTGCGTCAATGCTTGGAATATACACACCTGTATTTTTTAACATATTACCGTTCCTCCATAATTCTGATTTCATCAATTTTATCGGCGTCATTTTTCAATGTGTCTACTAATGCATTCATTTCTTTTGCGAATACACTTTTTATATATTGATACAAATCGCCTCCATCATCCGTTGTGTCGATCTCAAAATATGTACCAATGTCAAAGAAATCGAGATATATGCCGTATTTTAAAGCATTATTAAAACGATAATGAAAATGCCAAGCATTGTTTCGTGAATTGCATATGATATTCTTGTAATATTTAAGCACAGGTTCATATCTCTTTTTTATTTTACTTTTTCTTCGTTGAAGTACTTTTTCTTTTCTTTTTTCTTCAACCTGTTGAATACTTATATTATCAAAATATTTCTCAATAATTGGACAAAAATAATTATATACAGTCTCAGGAGTTGTGTTATTTTTAATCCATAAAGTATTATTGATACTATAAGAATTATAAGTTTTAAATTCTACACAATGATAATTTCTACATAAATATGGTCTTCCGTCGCTACTTGATAAACCATATTTTTTATTTATATTTCGTATAGTTTTACTGATATATTTTAAATTTGCTTTTTCTTTATCATTCTTATCCGTATAATGCATTTCTAAATCATATGTCAATTTAGAATGTTTTCCTTTGATTTTACTACATACAAATCTTTGATCTGATTCGTCCATAGACTCAAAAACTTCGATTAATGATTCTAGGTTACATATCTCTGTATAAAAATCTTGCAGTTGTCTCCAAAACCAATCCAGCTTTTCCCATTGAATCTTATAATTTAAAAGATCGTTTCTTTTCCAGTATATTTTCCGTTCGGTAACAAATTCATCATAATCTTGTCGTACATAATGTTTTATATAACACTCACCTGTAGTAGAAGAGTATATTAATTTAAATACTGGCATAGTATTTGCTGATACAATACCTAATTGATCATTTACATTTAGTTCCAAGACGTCACATCCAAGCTCATCCCATTTTAAAATATAATCTTCATTTTTTTTGTTACTATTGGCTATTTCGATATAAAACATATGATTATCTGTGGTTTTTACAACAATATCAGGACGATAATCACCAAATTTTGTATGAAAAGTTTTTTCTATTTCCGAAGATTCAACTTCATATATGGTTTCATTAACCTGAAATTTATTTCCTTTTTCTAATAGCCATGTTTTATAAGCAAAATGAATTTTACTTTCTTGTGAGCACATCCCATCAATATGATGAAAACACCTTTGCTTTTTATATACCTTATTTTTATCTTGACCATTCCAAAGTTTAACTCTTCCTAAACAAATAGGACAATATAGTACGTCATTACCACTAACATTGTAAACATTCTTATAATCAGCATATTCACTTTTAGAATCTAATGCGTACATTAACTCTGGTTCATATTGTTCATTCATATACTATTTACTCCTCCAAAATCTTATATTCTCCATCACCTACATTAACAATAATTCCATACTGATGTAATTCCAAATCATCAAACATTAATCCAATATCCGTATAATCCTCTATAGTTCCATCAGATCCAACACACTCAATTTCACCATCAATCTTGACTGCAGCAATCAGTTTATTCTTTTCGTTAATAGCAAATACAACACAATAATTGCATTCCTGAATGTCAACCATTGTATAGCAAAAGTCCAACAAATCATCATCATCTTCTAATAATATATTGACTTTTCCGCCACATCCACATTCGCAAGCAGGTGCGCAAAGCATATTATATTCAGGATCTAATCCAAAATCCTTAAGTTTAAAATTTTTAAAATTCCATACAAAATCTATAATATTTGTATTAATATTCATACTAAATCCTCCTGTGTTACACATTCATAAGCAAATCCTTCATTTGTAGTATAGTAAATGTGTTTTATGCCTAAATCCTTGATGGCAGCCATACATGACGGACATGGCCTAGACATACCATAAGGTTTATCATTTCGTTTTCGATATATATATAATTTTACTTTGGAAAAATCTATATCCAGATGTCGGATGGAATTGATACAGCTAATTTCTGCATGTATTTTAGGAAGAAGTGTTTCCTGATCAACGTCAGTAATTCTATATTTGTTATAATATTTCTGTACTGGATGAGTTTTATTAGTATTACAACCAATACCAACAATATTTCCTTTGTATACTGCCACACAACCGATATGTACGTTTTTATAATCAGAAATATCTGCAGCCTGTCTCGCTTTAGATAAATATCTACGATCAGTTTTAGTAAACAAACTTATCCACTTCCTTTACTGTGGACTGCTTTGCTTTTAATTTTTGTGTTTGAATAATATTTCGATGACACTGTTCATCAAACTTTCTGTCTGCAATAATCTTTTCTGCGAAGTGCGATCCATGTGATAGGGTAGTAGAATTCGGATATGGAGAAAGTTCTGTAAACTGAATTACTCCTCCAAATCTTGTATTATCTCTTAAACTTCTGGTGCAAAATCTTGTGTTCTCTTTCATAATTAGTATCTCCTTTGATTTTCATAATTTTTAAATACATTTTTATCACTCCTTGATTATAGGGATGATTAATAGTTCCTAATTTTATATTCTCTAAACATTCATCAACATTTCATCTTTTTAACGCTATCTCCAAGTTCATCAATAAACGGACTAGGAGTCATAAGATTATCATTGTATGATGCAGTAGAAGAGAGATATAATTCATTCTCTGCTCTTGTAATTCCGACATATAATAACCTGCGTTCATCATCGAGATTGTCACTTTTTGCATGTGGGAGCAGTCCATCATTCAATCCAACAATGAACACTATTAGATATTCCAAACCTTTTGCTCTATGAATTGTTGAGAGATGTACTTTATCATTATTCTCCATTGCAACTTGTCTATTGATGTCATCTAAGTACAATATAAACTCATTTAAATCAGAGTACTTTTCTGCAATATTCTGAAAAGCATCCATATTTTCAATCTGTTCCGAAAACCCACCATCATCAGCCTGTTTACCCTTGCTAACAAAATCATCGATTTTAAGATAGAATCTCAAGTATTCAATCATCTTACCAACCGACTCGAATTTTCTGTTCTGTAGTGTATTAATAACTTCATATAATTGATCAATTCCATTTTTGAAACGCCAATTTCTGCGATCAATCGTAAACATTGCATTGTACAAAGAAGTGTTTTTCCTCGTAGCATTTTCCTTGACTTCAGCGAAAAATTTCTGGTCTAACCAACGATTTGGTTTATTATACACATAGGAAAATGCTGAATTATCTCCTTCGTGCAATGCCAATTTAAGATAGGAGATCAGTAACTTAATCTCTGGTAGTTCCGTAAACATGACCCCATTAACAACGTCATATGGAATCATATTTTTAGACATGACAGTTTGCAATATTGTCAACTGGGCATTTGTCCTTGCTAGAACAGCCATATCTCTATACTCATTGTTCTCTTTTTTCTCTGTGATCTTTTTACAAATCCAAGAGGCTTCATCATATTCACTTACAAATTTTCTGTATTCAGGGAGCTGATTTGTTCCTTTAGAAGCAATACTTTCTACGTAATTTTTATCCTTACTGTCAGGAATATGTTGTGCTAACATATTCGCCATGTGTACAATATCTGTACTACATCTGTAATTCGTATTTAAATGGACGATTTTCACATCAGAATAATCCTGATCAAACTGCATAATGTATTCACTTCGACCACCACGAAAAGAATAGATTGCCTGTAAAGGATCACCTACAATCATAGTGTTTTTATTATTAATTCTTTTAAGAAGAAGGGACTGTGCCATAGACACATCCTGAAACTCATCTGATAACACGTAAAGATATTTATTCTGATAAAATTTTAAAATATCTGGAAATTTGTCAAAACACTGATTTGCCATATTCAGGAAATCATCAAATTCAATATAGGACTTATCTTTTTTATAATCTTCGTACATTTTATAAATTTTTTTCATCCGATCATCAGGATACGGATCATCATCTGAATAAATCAAACTATCTGTTGACCCTAACATATTTGTCTTTTGAATTCCTAAAAATCTCAGTATTCCATTATAAGGAACATCATCTTTATTCCTACATAATCCAAGTAAATCACAGCAGATTTCTTTTAATGCTTTTTCTTTTTCCCAAGATGCAGTCCATACCTTGTATTTCCCATATCCATATGTAGAAGTAATAATTTTAAGAGCGAGAGAGTGAAAAGTTTCTACATTTACATTAGCTACTCCAAGCTTTCCCAATCTCTGCTCAATGCTTTCTTTTGCCTTTTTACTGAACGTGACAGCCAAAATAGTAGTGGGATCAACTCCATAATTCTTAACCATGTTTAAAATTCTATATGTAAGTACAGATGTCTTTCCAGATCCAGCTGCAGCAATGACAACCATATTTCCGTCTATGGTGTGAATGGCTTCTTTTTGGTTTGTATTAAATTCCATTTTTATATCTCCTTTGCTAATTAATTTGAAGCGTGTATTCATCTTCAACTTTACGTTTATTAATTCTCTTACCAAGATATTCAGTTTCATTGTTTATTGTCATTTCGCACAATCCCTTAAAACACAGGGAATAATCATCTTTACTTTCATAGATCGTATATTTTCGAGGTGATTTATCAAAACGTTTTTGGGCATTGCCAATAATCATCTCTGTGAAAGTATCATTAAATTTTTTGATAATATTGGATTGATGTGGGAATTGATTTAGAACAAAACTACATTTGTCAAGATCGATGTAATAAGCTTCATATGACTTATAGACAAGTTTGATTTTGCGTTTATATAATTCATCTTTGAGGGATTCATTAAATCGTTGTGATTTTTTGCTGTAATATCTTTCTGATGCATTTGTGATATTTGCTTTTTCATCAGCAATCTTAATACAAGCAGCATAAAAGTCCATATCCTCTTTAGACGCTTCTCTAGTTTCCAATTTAATATTTGCATGAACAACTCCATCTGAATCGATTTCAACCATCTCGTCGGATACTTCAGAAGTGATCTTGTACACATCACGCCAGATGATAAGACCTGCGGATTTAAGATAATCCAGAGCATTCATAATATAATACTCAATCATATCATCTGATTTATTATAAAATTCATTAATAGTATCCAATTCGTATTTAATAGCTCTGCTAGTTTCCTCTTTATTATATTTACAGAGATTATAATTTTGATTGACCATATTAATTTCTCTGGCCCATTTACCAAGCGTGATATCAATTTTTCGATTCTGATCATGTCCATTAATAATTTTTTCCAGTAATAGTGGAACAATATATTGATATAGAGAAGTATTCATCTTCTTAAAATTGGCTGGTAAGATATATGGATAGACTTCTGTAATTTCATATTCCCTTTTACCAAGATCAACAATTTTACAGTATCTGGACATTTTTTCTAAAAGAGTCCTTTTATTCTTTGTTAGGAGCTTACCATTTTTGATGTACGACTCCTTAACAGCAGGACTTGCATACTTGTTTACGAGATCAATTTCTTTAATTTTCCCTTGTTTTACAACCATTTTTTCCATTTTTTGATTTTTCCTCCTTTAAAATTCCCTTATTTTTTCTGGAAAAAGTTCCTCTCAAAAACGGGTACCAAAAGTTCCTAATATATAATATATATAGGGAAGAAATGGTACCCGCATTTCACCCAGTATTTATAAGCAAAAAATTGCTCTATTTTATAATCTGTTTATAATTGGTTAATGAATACTTTATAATTGTATTAGTACCTGGTGGCTGCTTTAGCAGACGCCAGAGCAAGGAGAGCTACTGCATCTCCGCGCTAGTAGTGTGGCACACTATTGTCAATCCAACCGTGCAGCCAAGAAACTACCGTAGTCACTTTTGTTATAATTGTTTCTATACTATATTTTCTCCATTTATTATTGAATAGTTTTATAAAATTGTTCTCTCATCAAGAATTGCATCAACCATTTCTTCGAATAAACTTCTGTATTCTTTGTCATAAGCTAGTGCATCCATGGTCATACAATTCTTTAGATTGTTATTATGACAATAGTCATCTATCATCTGATTTAAATCCTTATCTTGATATTGTTCTCCAAATTTTTCAAATAATTTTCTATATAATGTTTTGTAATCATCAATTCCATATTTCATCATAATTCGCTTAAATTTAGGCATCATAACACTTACCCAATATGGCATTTTCTTAATTGGTATTGTTTCAAATGTATTCATATTATTTTCTAATGATGTTAATCGTTCATTTAGTTGGGTAATATCAGTATTATATCTGTCATATAAAGAGCTAACTGCCTGATTTATATCATTTTGAGTTTGAATAAGAATTTGGAGAGTTTTAATAACTGGCTGTAAATTTATATATGTAAGAGTGTTATTTCTGTATTTTTCTACAATATCCCATACCCAATCCATAAATTCGTCAGCTTTCTTTTGATGAGACCATCTGCAGATTTCCATGACACCTTTATGGGAATAATAGTAAGTTTCATGTCCTAAACCATCTGACAAGCAAATGGACAGTTTGTCCAATCGGTTGCCATGTCTTTTATGAATTTTACCAATAGCATTTGTTGGATCTTTATATTCCAACGCTTGCCCGATTTGTTCTCTTGTCAATAGAATGTCATCATTCATATTTCTGTAAAAGCTGCAGTCCAGTTCTCCAAACTTTTCTGTTGTAATCAGTTTCAAATTATTATTCATAGTAAATATCTCCTTTGTATTTATGTTTTTTCTGATATTTATTTATTCTTCATACGGTTTGAACCATTTTTAATTTTATGATTTTATTAATCTTTATTTTTGAACATAAAAATAGCAGACAAGATTTCTCTCATCTGCTATTAAAATTATTTTTGTATTTTGTTTTGTTCTCTCATTGGAAATTTTATTTTTTGATTTTTGAGTGTAGTGTATTGAATGGCAAAGATGTTTTGCTGCTGTGGTTTTAAATACCCCCTCCATATAGTACGTTCGGTAGAATAGTATACATATCATTTCTTAGGTGCAATCGTGGGAGAGTATGCAAGATTATTTTTCTAGGACGGATTTAGATGTGTTTTGTGGATAGTTGTTAGGGTACAGATATAAGATCGATTTAAAACTTGTAGAAGTGTCTTTTTGTATAGGGTAGGTGATTTTTATGGTCATCTACCCTTATTTTATTTGAGTTATTTCCTATTTAAAATGTGATACTGACACTAAGTTTGATTCTGTACATATAATTGTTTGCCAGTAAAGTCGATCCGAGATAACAGGGAATTGATATTTCGGTGCGTTTTTCTAATTTATTATATCCTACTACAGATATACGAATATCATCTTCTGCAGCGAGTCTTTGTAATTCTTTTAAATATTCATCATATGCAGATTGGTTTGTAATAACATAAGAGATTACGCATGATGTTTCTTGTACTTGTCCAGAAAATAATCCTCTTCTATGCATGGTTGTTCTTGTTTCACAGACTCGTCTGACATATTCTGCAGCTTCTGGTTCGCCTGAATAGGAATCCGGATAATAGCAAGAGATATATTTATGATTGCCTATAGTTGTGTACTCATTATGCTGTGCTTTGGAGCGTAAAAGATCTTTTACACCAGAATAATCAAGTCTGGCATTTGTTTGTGCTTCAGATGTTGCTTTAATCTGGAT